AAGGGTTTGCCAACAAGAGTCTCGAGGGTGTACTCGGTCAGGTTGTGAAGAACGGTACGACCCAGACGGCGTTCGTATGCCGCATTGGTTTCGTTCTCATACTGGGGGGTGTACTCCTTACCAGCCTCACGCATGGTCTCGGTTCCGCCCAGTAGAGCGTCGATCTTCTTCCAGCGCGGTTCCATTCGCAAGTATGCTGCGGAAGGAGTCCGAGCTGTGGGTTTCTTGGACTGTGCCATGTGAGGTCTCCAATGCGGGGGCAATATTTTAACACATACTGCCCAACGCCGGAGCTTTGGTAAGCCAATGAAAAAGCCCCGACCGAAGTCAGGGCTTTTTGAGGGGGTTTACTTATGCGGCGATCGGGAGTGGCCCCAGCTTGGTGACGGTGAGACCAAAGCGAGATTTCGTTGCCAAGCCATTACCCTTGAGAGTTCCGTCATCGCGGTCCATGCCGTTTCCATACTTGTTGTTGTCTCCTGGACCGGCCAGCCATTGGAACCGCATGACGTTGTGTTCATCGAAGAAGGTATTGATCTGCTCCAGGAATTCAGCTCCGCCCTGGACTGTGTAGGTGTATTCGAAGGTGCCAGTAAAACCTTGGCCCGTCCACTTCTCATACTCGACCGGGCAACCAAACTCCCCAGCGATCAGAGGACGACCTTGCTCCTGGCACCAGGCGACGCAATCGCGCCAGTCATTGACTCGAGCAACCGGGTCAATAGTGTGAACCAGCTGGGATTTCCAGGAACCACCCCCACCGCCATTCTCGTCAGGATACTGGTGAGCTTCATAGGCGATGTTGTCCCCAACCAGCCCGCCCAGGCCGTTCGAGACAGTACGCCAGAGCTTGGCAGTCGAGTAGCCGAGACCGGCAACCGTTACCCATTTGTTGGATTTGGTACGAACAGCATCGATGAGCGCCTGGACATTGGCCACCCAGTTCGCCTCGACTGTCACACCCAGGTCACCTGCCCCTTTGCTATGGGGCTCGTTCATCAGACCAAAACCCCAGACACCTGGCTCGCCATCGAAAATCTCGGCGAGCTTGGCCCACATCTGGTTCAGCATGGCGTAATCGACCGGGCATTCAGCGTGGCCGATCGGGAGCCAGGTGGAGTCGTAGGTGATGCCACCAACAGTTCCAGCCTTGCGGATTCCCGCAGAATACTTGACGGTGCCGTCGCCATTTTTCGGGGTTGGAACCCACCAGCGACAGTAGTTGTGCATATCCAGCAGAGCCTTACCACCACGGGAAGCCACGTAGCGGATGACTGCAAGCATCTCGTCGATATAGGACTGGCGAACGGTGAAGGCGCCGTTCGATACTGTGAAGCAACGTTCACCGGCGAAAGGGATGCGAACCATGAAGGGCTTGCTGTCGTCGGTCAGCCCATAAGCTGAGGCCAGGTAGTCAGGCTGAGCCCCGAGTGGGTAGGCGAAAGATCGGTAGTGAGTGCCAAGCGATCCATTGCCAACCTCGGGGTTATTGCCGAGACCAGCAACGTTCATCCCCACAAGAGCGAAAGTCGTTACTGGCTCAGGATCAGTCGGGTTGGTTGGGATCGAGATACCTGCGATGGCGTCCAGGATTTCCTGGTGGTAGGTCGCTGCAGTGGAATCGATCGAAGCAACAGCCGAGCTGAGAGTTACAAGGGAATCTTGCAGGCTATTCAGCTTGGATGTGACTTCGGTGAGGTCGACTGGCTCGAAGCTATCGATCGATTGCACTGCCAAGAGCACATTATCGCTTGCTGTTTTGAGTTCTGTCAGCTGATTCATAGCCGAGGCGAGTACAGCTTGCACGTTATCGAACTGAACCTGGATCGCTACCTTAACTGCACCTGGGATAGCTTCGAAATCATCCTGTAACGAGCTATCGATTTCGGATACCAGCTCGACTCGAGCTTCTTGGAAGGATTCGGCCACCGCTGTTCGAACTGCGAGGCTGAGGTCTGCCTGTTGAGTGAGGAGTGCATTACCGACACGCTCCAACAACAGAGCCATCTGGGAGGTGGTATGCTGTTTAATGGCCTCGAGGTCTTGAGCCAGCTGGGCTCGTGTCTCGTCGGCAATCTGTCGCTCGATCGTCATACTCGGCATCTCCATAAATGAAAAAGCCCCTGCTTATGCAAGAGCTTCATCAAAATGCCTTAGGGTATAGCCAGGGTAAACCCTAAAAGTTTCCAGGAGCGACCTGGAAGCAAGTCAAACCCGACTTCCGCCACATGTCCACAACTTGCTGCCGATCTTCGAAAACCCCTCGACACATCCACCGCTCAGGCTGTTCGAGATTTCGCCACCATTGCTGTTTAAGGCGGAAGTCTGGAATCTTGCAACCTAGTGGCCGCATTCGGAGGCTTACTCCACTGATTCCTTGATCTTTGAGCCACTTCTCGGTCTGCTCCTTCACTGCACAACTTCGCCCGGTCCAGATAGCGATGCCATACCCACTATCTCGCAGGGTCCAAAGCATATGGATAACCATTGGGTTTGGCATATCATTCACACACGCCTTGAAATAGGCATCCCAGTCTTTCTTGGGCTTGGAGCTATCGATGAAGTGTGCTCGATGGTCACAAAGGGCGAGCGTTCCATCCAGGTCGAAAATGTAGTATGGCTTATTGTACATTTTCAGGTTTCCCCACGTGCTGAAGGTAGGTTTCGACCGAACGACAAGCCCCACGATAGTAGGCCTCGCTTTCGTCATGCCCTGCTGCAACGGTCAGCCTGTGGATGGTCTCGTAATGCTTTTGCAGGCGCTTTGCCAGAGCGATCCGTTCCGCCAAGCTGGGCAAAACCACTACCGACATCAAGGCATCAGATGCCCCTTGAGCAGCAAGTCGAGCCAAGAAGTTGTGTCGACGTACTTTCCGTATGGTGAGTGCGATCTTGAGGCCAACAACAACAGCAGCGGAAATCATCAAGCCAGTTGTCCAGTCCATTTGTTTTCTCCTGAGCAAAAAGAAGGGGTGAGTCTATTAGACCACCCCTTCTTCTACCGCGATGCCATTATTCGCAGCTTTTACGCCCGGATACTGGATCGATTTCACAGGTCAGCCCTGGAATCTCGTCGCTGGGATCATCCTTCTCCTCGTCCTTGGCGACGATTACCGCCCCACGCTTTCCATCGGCGTTGTAAGTGGTAATCCCCTTGCAACCACGCTCCCAAGCCTTGTCGTAGCAGGCCTTGAACTCTTCCCAGGGAAGCGAGCCATCCACGTTGCAGGTCTTCGAGACAGCGGAATCCACCAGGCGGGAAGCTACGGCCAAGGCTTCGATGTGCTCATCGATGGTAACATCCTTGGACCGCTTGCCCTTGACACCAAATACCCGAACGCCGTAATCTTCGATCAGTTCCTTGCGGGTGCCATCGAAGCTGACCACGTTCCGCTCCATGCCGTAGGAGAAAATCGGCTCCAGACCAGAAGAGATGTTGTCCGCGCAGAGGCTGATTGTCCCGGTCGGGGCGATCGAGGTGAGGTGGGAGTTGCGGATGCCGTACTCCTGGATCAGGGAGCGGACTTCAGCCGGGAGGGTCTGGATGAACTTGCCATGGAGGTACTTCTCGGCATCGAACAGCGGGAAGGAGCCCTTCTCACGGGCCAGGTAAGCCGAGGCACGGTAAGACTGGTCGCGGAGAACAGTGAGCACACGTTCCTCGAAGGCGATGAATTCCGGAGAGCCATAAGGGAAGCCGAGAGCTTCACCAGCATTTGCCAGCCCAGTCACGCCGAGGCCCATGCGACGTTTGTTCTTCGCTTCCTGCTCCTGCTGCGGTAGAGGGTAACGAGCGCGGTCAACCACGTTGTCCATGGCCCGAACGACCGGCGCGATATCGCGGGAGAACAAATCCCAATCGAACCAGAATCCGCCCCTTGAGTTCGGGAAGACATAGCGAACCAGGTTGAAAGAGCCCAGGAGACAGGCGCCGAAAGGAGGGAGAGGTTGTTCACCGCACGGATTGGTGGCCGCAATTGTCTCGCAGTACCAGAGGTTGTTCATCTTGTTGATGGTGTCGATGAAGAGGACACCCGGCTCAGCCCAGTCCCAGGTGGAACGCATGACCGCTTCCCACAATTCTTCTGGGTCAACTTCGCGATAGACCCGACCCTCGAATTTCAACTGGAAGGGCTTGCCATCACGCTTACATTCCATGAACTCATCAGTCACACCGATCGAGATGTTGAAACCTCGCAACGAGGTCTCGTTCTGCTTAGCGTGGATGAACTCGAAGATGTCTGGGTGATCGATCCGTAGCACGCCCATCTGAGCACCGCGACGATGACCGGACGAACTGGTGCAACGGCAAACCGCGTCGAAAATCTCCATGAAAGAGATGGGACCAGAACTTCTGGATTGGAGCTTGACGATCAAGTCGCCTTTCGGGCGGAGGGTCGAGAAGTCATAGCCGATACCACCACCCATGCGCATGGTTGCTGCAGCTTCGGAAGCCCGTTGCATGATTGAGCCTTCGCCTTCCGTGTAGGAATCGGCGATGGTGCCCGAGACATAGCAGTTGTAGGGGGTAGTGTGACGGCCGGAACCGATCGCCGCTTGAATGCGACCTGCTGGCATGAAACGCATATCGAGG